TTAGGTTTCTTTACAGCTAAGAATACATCTGAATATGTAGGTATAGACCCAAACACAGCAGATAGTTGCAATAGATTTATTGAGTTTATGCAGATGCGTTTTGGGTTAAACAAGAAAGCGTATGTTAACAAGATAGGTTCAGAGGATTTCACAATAGAGAATTATCCTCAATATGAGAATTATTTTGATATAAGCTTTACATCACCACCATATTTTGATACTGAAAAATATTCAGATTCTGACACTCAATCATATAAGAAATTTAATACATATGATTTGTGGGTGGATGGGTTTTATCGGAATACAATATATAATAGTTGTAATGCACTAAAAATAGATGGTACATTCGCTATTAATATCTTTGAGAAAGTTGATAACATTAAAGAGTATACAGAAGAATTTCTTAATGATTGTGGATTTTATATCATTAAGGAAGATAAGTACTTGTTACGTGTTATGAGTGGCACTCAAAAGGGTGAAGATGGTGAGTTCTACACAAGAAAAAAAGACTCCTACAATTACGAGCCAATATGGGTAGCAAAACATTATACAGAATTACTTAAAGATGGATTAATTACACGAGATAAAGCAGAAGAGTGTTATAATCGTGTGAAGTATGGTAATAAAAAGATTAGTGTTTAATCTAAAGAGGTACAAAAGATGAGTGAAGAAATGTTATTAGATGAAGTTAGTGAGTTTGATAGTGTATTAGGTTTAGATGATAATACTGATAGTGGTGTAGAGGATTCATTTGTTGATGAATATTCTAGTGAGGTACATATCTCTATTCCTACTAAAGAGATTAATACAATTCTAAATATCTCTAATGTATTAAAATCTAGTGGTGAGAACTCTTATGAGGGTAAATTAATTACATTTAGGGTAGAAGAGGGGAATGTTAGGTTTATGCTTTCCGATAACAAACGTAGTATTTCTAAGTTTGTTAAACCTTTAAATAGTGAAAATCTTATTACTGATTTCATTTGTTTATCTTCTGGTTCATTAGCACGTATTGTTAAATTATGTGGTAGTGTGTTTACTGTTATTGAGCGTAGCGTGGAAACTGATGGTGGTGTAAATAAAGAATATACTATTGCAGTTCATGGTGGTGAGGTTCGTGTAGATAATTACAACTCAGATGAATCTAGGTTTAATCATATTTATGATGATTCTTATAGTAACACTTCTAATCGTGAGAACTTAATTTCTTATATTAAGAGGTTATTTAACTATTCTCAAACAGCTGGTGGTAGAAGTCGTTTTTTATCATTTAAAGATAATACAATTACAGTAGAGTCTTATAATAATATGGCAAAATTGACATGTGATGATAGTTTTGGTAGTGGTTTTAGATTACATTTAGCAGATTGTAAGTTATTAGCATTGCTTTCTAATTCTGATAGTGGTGATAACATTTCATTTAATGGTAAAGGTGATTTGTATTGTGGTGATACATTTGTATTCAAAACAGAGGCTTTTACATTAGAGGATAATTCTATTCAACAATCTGTGTATGGTCGAATGGTAGTTGATAATAAGTGTGATGTTTCTTTAGACCATTTACGTAAAATCATTGATTTAGCATGTAACTTGCCAGAGACTACTGGTGATATTAATATTACTTTTGGTGAGGATGTTTCTATTGAGATTGTTTCACGTAGGGGCAATTCTACGATTAAGTTGGATGCAGTTGATGTTAATGGTATTTTTGATATTGGCTCTATCTCATTGAGTGCTAATGCAGTTAAACAGGTATTGAGTACATTTAATGGTTTTGATATCGCTACATTACGATTAAGTCTTGATGGTATTGCTTTAGATAATGAGATGGTTAGTATCTTTGTATTGAAGAAAGCTTTTTAGCATATGTTAATGACAAATAATTATAGTGATGCTTTTGATGATTTTGCTATAAAAAATGGTCGAGATATTTTTACTATGTATAATGATATCAATACAACAGATGATGAAAGAGAAGAGTTAATTCAGTGGCTATTTAACTTAATCCGTTCTAGAGATAATGCAGTTCCTTTACATACATGGAGTGATGATATATTTAATAAGATAGTGTCTGGCTTGTGTGATATTGATACATATACGATATATCAAGATGGTTCATTTAGTCTCAACAACATGGGTGCTAATATATTAACACAGTTCTTCCCTGAAATTTTAGATGTTGTAAAGAGTGGTAAAGTGAGTCATAGAGACTTCTTTAAGGACGATAAGAGGTTAATTGGGTATTGTAGGACTGTTTTAAAGTATTGTACTAGTCCTTTAGAGATGTTTAAGATGATGTCTTTTAGGGGTTCTAGTAGGTGTTATAATTTCAGACCAGCAACAGCTAAGGCACTTTATGAGTTGTATGGAAAAGAAAACTGTAAGGTATTAGATACATCAAGTGGATTTGGTGGTAGACTGTTAGGTTTCTTTACAGCTAAGAATACATCTGAATATGTAGGTATAGACCCAAACACAGCAGATAGTTGCAATAGATTTATACTTTATATGAGTAGGTATTTTAACAAGAAAGCATATGTTAATAAGATAGGCTCAGAGGATTTCACAGTAGAGAATTATCCTCAATATGAGAATTATTTTGACATAAGTTTTACATCTCCACCATATTTTAATATAGAACGATATTCTGATGATATAACACAATCACATGTCAAATTTAATACATATGATTCATGGGTAGATGGGTTTTATAGGAATACAATTTATAATAGTTGTAATGCATTAAAACTAGATGGTGTTTTTGCTATCAACATTAGTTGGGTTGATAATATTAAAGAGTATACTGAGGAGTTTCTTAATGATTGTGGATTTTATATCATTAAAGAAGATAAATATCTTTTAAGAATTCATCCTAGAGAGAGTTCTTATGGTAGTGATAAGATGTCTAAGTATGAGCCAATATGGGTAGCAAAACATTATACAGAATTACTTAAAGATGGATTAATTACACGAGAAAAGGCAGAAGAGTGTTATAATCGTGTAAAATTTGGAAATAAGAGGGTATTATGAGTGTTTCAGTTAAGGTAAATAACATCACTAACAACTTCTATTCGGATGAATGGTATACAGAGATAGATACTGTTAAAAAGATGTATGATTTGTTAGGTGTTGAGGGGGGGGCAACAGTTTTATGTCCCTTTGATACTGATAAATCGTTGTACGTTCATTATGGTATAGAATGTGGTTATAATGTAATTTATAATATAAGAGATTTTCTTGATAGGGATGTAACATACGAGTTTGATTGTGTGATTACAAATCCACCCTTTAGCATTAAAGATGATGTTATTGAGAGATGTTTAGAGTATGGTAAACCGACTATGTTGGTGTTGCCTATGGATTCTTTGGGTGGTGTTAAAAGACATTCATTGTTTAAAACTTTTAATTCATATCCTAAAGTCTATATTCCTACAAGAAGGGTTAATTATGTAGATATGAATGGTACTAAACGTAAGGGTGCGTGTTTTCATTCTATCTATATGCATTTTAATCACTTTAAATCTAGTTCAATTATGTTGGAGTGTGAGGAAGTTAATTGTTAGGTAGAGGTCAATCTCATTTATGTGATAGGGTTGGTAATAAAAATGACGAGTTGTATACTCAGTATAAGACTGTTGAGGTTGAGTTAAAACATCATGACTTTAGAGGGTTGAGAGTGTATTGTCCATGCGATAATTATTTAAAATCTAACTTTGTTAAGTATTTTGTTGATAATTTTCAATCTCTTGGGATTGTTAGTGTTGAATCTTTAGACATAGATGGTAATTATTTTAAATATGACGGAATTACTGAGACAGTATTGCAGTATGACATTGGTGGTTATGATAGTCTTATTTCAGATAAAATAAAGAATCTGTGTGATGTTATTGTGACGAACCCACCCTTTTCAAATTACAGATTGTTTTATGAGTGGATTGTAGATAAGAAATATATAGTCATTTGTCCTATTACTGTATTGTATAGTAAGTGGTGTTTTGATGGAGGGTGGACTACTTGTGGGTGGACTACTGGGTATACAGGTAGGTTAAATGGAGAATATTCTAAGTATATATCATCTTGTGGTGGTTTAGTCAGTGTCCCTAGTTGTTATTTAACAAATATGAATGTTAAATATTATCTTATTAAGCTACCTGATTATGTTAAGGATGATAATATTCAATATTTAGATGGTACTGATATAGTTAATGTTAATAAACTAAAAAACATTAACTGGGGTGCAGATTATCTGCAAGCAGTTCCAGTTACAATACTATGTCATAGACAGAGTGGTAGGTTTAGTGTTGTTAGAATTTTTAAACCATACATTAATGGGAAGAAGTCTTTTTATCGTGTAGTCATTAAAGTAAATAAATAACAACATTCATTTATTATTTGTATATATACCTTTAGGTGATATATTTTCATAATCAGTTTTAGTAATTTCTAGAGGTTATTAAGTATGGATAGAGAAATGAATAGGTTATTGGGTTTCTTGGGTACTAATATTGATAGTAATGTTGGTCTTGATTGGACTTGGACAGAACTTGTTAAACATGCGGAACAGGGTGATAAATTCTCTTTGTATCGTTTGACTCAATTAGCACGTCATTCTGAGCAACCTGAAGTCAAAAAATATGCGACTGAAGCCGTTGAACGTATTGAAAAAATCGTTGAGGAAGCCGCTAAACTAGAAGCTAGTCAAGTTACTACTAAAAGTGGTATCTACTTATCTAGCGAAGAACAGTAAGGTTCTTCTATTTGAGGTGTAGTGTTTTACTACACCTCTTTTTAGTTGTAATATTTTCCATTGATATGGTATAATCGCTATAAGGTGGTGATTATATGAATATCTACATTTGTGATGTTCCTTTTGATAGGGATACTTTTAAAGACGTACCTTTATGTAAAATATTTAAGTATTATGAAGAGATAGAAAATTCAAAAAGTAAATTAGATAGGTATGAAATGATTAATTCTGAGATTGATAGCATTAATCATAAGATAGAGTCTTTAAAGGAAAGAATTTTTGAGTTAGGAAAAGAAAAGTATAGATTATTTGGTGATAATTCTTCTTTCTTAGGTAGTAAACTTTTGTAATATTCTGTAAATTATAATTGACATCATTTAGTAAGGGTGGTATATTATGTGTAACAGTAAGGACGATATGAAATTTACTGCAACATTCTCAGATGACGCTAAAGGTAAAGATTTTAAAGTTGGATTAGAGAATGTTATTTCTAAAGATGGTGTAAGTACTTCTGTTGAGTATGATGTCTTTAAGAAAGATGTAGAGGCTAAGTTAGATTCAGAGATTGGTTCTTTTAGCTACTACACTGATAAAAAGACAAATATTAAGATAGAAATACCTACAAAAGGTTAAAATTTAAAGAGGAGATTAAAAACTATGGAAGAAAATCAATTATTAGAAAAGGTTAAGAGATATAAAGATTTAAAAAATAAAATCTCTATTCTTGAAGCTGAGGCTAAAGAGTTAAATAAAGAACTTAAAGACTCTTTACGTGAGAGTGGTAAGGAAGAGTTCATTATTGGTAGTTACGTTGTTAAGTTACAATCTATTTCTAAAGATAGATTTAATTCAAAACAATTCAAGGATGAGAACTCTTTCTTGTATTCTAAATATGTATCTACTGTAAATGAAGAGCGATTACAGGTTACAGGTGGGGATATTTTATAACTAGGTACTTTACAAAACTTAATTTATAATATATAATGATACATGTAGTCATGGTACGAGACATGACTACATATTTTAAGCTAGGTGTACTTTTTTTCTATCTCACATTGTACACGTACAGGATTAATCTTATAGGTTGTGATGTAGTTTCCTAGATTTCACTAGCTATTCTAAAAACTACACAATGGAAAGGTGTCCGAGTGGTTTAAGGTGACGGTCTTGAAAACCGTTGTACAGTAATGTACCGTGGGTTCAAATCCCACTCTTTCCGCCATTTGGAGAGATGGCAGAGTGGTTTATTGCACTTCCCTGCTAAGGAAGAGTGGAGATATACTTCCACCGTGGGTTCAAATCCCACTCTCTCCGCCAAATATGACTCTATAGCTCAGGTGGATAGAGCAATGGTTTCCTAAACCATGTGTCACTGGTTCAACTCCAGTTAGGGTCACCATTTATTGTACGAAAGGGGGTGTACCTTGTGAATAAAAGCTATAAAGTTAGGATTTATCCTAATAAAGAACAACAAATCTTAATAGACAAGACATTTGGATGTACTAGATATATATACAACTATATGTTAAATTTAAAGAATAAATTGTATAAAAACTTCAATTTAAATTTAAGTTTTTATAGTATGTGTAAGGTTCTAACTGAATTAAAAAGACATAAAACATGGCTTAAAGATGCTGATGCTGTAGCTTTAGTGCAATGTCTTAAAGATTTAGATTTTGCGTGTCGAAGGTTCTATAAGGGCGATGGTCATCCTAAGTTTAAATCTAAAAAACAAGGTAAAAACTCCTATCGTACTTATAAGAATATTCATTTAGATATAGATTCAAGGAGAGTCAAGATTCCTAAGGTTGGATGGGTAAGATTTAGAGATAAAAGTAAGTTTGATGGTTTAACTAAAATCAATAATATTACTATCTCTAAAAGTTCTAGTGGAAAATATTTTGCTAGTATTTCATCTGAAGTTGGTATTAACACTTTTGAGAAAACCAATCAAATTTGTGGTATTGATTTGGGGTTAAAAGACTTTTGTGTCTTGAATGATGGAGCTAAGTTTGAAAATCCTAAATTTTTAGTGAGCAATGAAAAGCGACTTAAAATGTTACATAAATCATTAAGTCGTAAGGTTTATGGTTCTAAAAATTACATGAAAGCTAAGGTAAAACTTGCAAGATTTCATGAATATATTGTTAATTCTCGTAAAGATTATTTACACAAAATAAGCACATTCTTAGTTAGAACTTATGACGTTATTTGTGCAGAGACTTTACGAGTTAAGAATATGATAAAGAATCATAAGTTAGCTAAATCAATTCAAGATGTTAGTTGGTATGAGTTTTGTAGACAATTAGAGTATAAATGCTTGTGGTATGGTAAGAAATTTGTACAGATTGATACTTATTTTGCATCATCACAGACATGTTCTAATTGTGGGCATAAAAATTCAGATGTTAAAAATCTCAATGTAAGAGAATGGGTTTGTCCTAATTGTGGAACAATTCATGATAGAGATATTAATGCATCGACTAATATTTTGAATGAAGGATTACGATTAGTATAATTTCAATATATAGAACCGTAGGGCATACGGGGATAGTCTACTGTCATAGTGTAAGACATATATTAAAATTTAATATATGCAACTATTGGGTGGGAAATCTCATCACGTTTGTGATTGGGGTAGTGCCAGGAGTCTGTCTAGGGTCACCAACATACTCCCTTAGTTTAATGGTTAGAACGATTCGCTTATAACGGATTGATGTGGTTTCAACTACCACAGGGAGTACCAAATAAGTTTTGCATACTTCTTCAAAAAGTATGCGTACATGCCTGCATGATGAAACTGGAAAACATGACGGACTTAGAATCCGTTGGTTGTAATGACCTTGCAAGTTCAAGTCTTGCTGTAGGCACCATTTATACATTATGTTATTAATAAAGAGGACACTAAAGATGGAAAGAATTACAATTTTTAAAGGGTTTACTATTCCAGTTATTATTAAGGTTGACGAAAAGCAACAAGTAATTACAGCATATAATACTAATTGTGAGTATCTAGCCGAAAATGCTTTTTATAAGCTAATGCAAGGAAAATCTCAGATTGTTTATTTTGATTTCAAACCTAAGTTCTTTGATAATTTGAGATTAAAGAGTACATATAAAGCTAAGGCACGTTGTCATGATGGTGATGTGTTTGATGTCAATATTGGCAAAGAAATTGCAAAAGAAAAATTAGCTAAAAAGCTAAGAAATTCTATTAAAAAACGAATTGATGCAATTTTATTGCAACAGGCTATGTTGCAGAATGGTGTTGTATCTAGTAATGGTTATAAAGAATTACAGTAAAATAGTATAAAGTTATTGAGAGTGTATGTAGAGATATGTACACTCTTTTTATATAGATATGGTGAGGAGTTATATATGATGTGCTTAGTGATTGCTAGAGATAGAAATGTTAAGTTAGATAGTAAATATACGATTAAGGATGCTATTGAACAGGTAGATATGTTAGGTAATAAGATGAATTTGAAAGGTACATTACGTTACTATGGGTTATCTTATGTTGAAGATAGGTCTTTCTTTTCTAAGTATAAAGACGATTTTAATTTAAAAGATATGCGGTCTTTATACAACCTAACTTTGTGTGAGTTGTGTGATTATAAGGATAGGTTAATCTATTCAGAATAGGATGATATATGATTCAAGTTGGTGATAGGGTTGAGCATAATACATTTGTATCTTTCATTGGTGAGGTTGTTGAAATTAGACCTTATAAAGATGAAACAAGTGTAGCTGTTAGAAATGATGAGGGTAATATCTTTTGGGATGATATTTCTACATGGGATTTATTACCCAATTCTGTTATACATTATGGTAAAATTGATGATGATTTTGATGGTGAGACTATCGATATAGATGCTGTCATTGACTTGGGTACTTTAGAGGGTTAACTATCCAGTTTATATATACTCTTAGCGAACATACGATATAAGAAATTATATTTTAAGATATTATTAAGGTACAAAGAGGAAGTAGCATAAATGAGTGATGTTATCTCAGATGTTACTAACAATATAACGAATACAGCTAAGATTGTAGGATATGTGGTTAGTAGTCCAGAAATTCATCATAGTACACATGGTGAGGATTTCTATGAGTTCTCAGTAAGAGTTCCTAGATTGAATAGTAGTGCATCAGATACTATTAGAGTTGAAATTTCTGATAGGGTATATGATGTTAATAAAATAAATAAAGACACTATTGTTTCAGTAGAAGGTCAGTTTAGGTCTTTCAATGAGCATAATAGTGATACAGGAAAAATCTCTTTACGCTTATTCTTGTTTACAAAGGATATTGAGATTTTAGATTCTGTAGAAGAGTTTACAAATAAAATTACTTTAAGAGGTTTTATTTGTAAAGATGTAGTACATCGAAGGACTCCTGGTGGTAGAGAGATTTCAGATGTTATATTGTCTGTGAATAGATTGTATAATAAATCTGATTATATTCCTTGTGTTGTATGGGGAAGAAATTCTAAATACGTTTCAGGTATGAGTGTTGGTACTGAGATTGAGTTTGTAGGTAGGATTCAATCAAGGGTATATACTAAGAAATTTAACGATGGTTCTACACTAGAGCGTGAGGTATATGAGGTTTCAGTATCTGACGTTACTAAGATTAGTGATTAGTTGAGGGGTTATATTTATGAGTAGCATATTATCAGATGCTGTTGATTACAGTAGTAAAGTAATGCTAATACGTGGATATGCTTCATATTATACTGATGATGATTTAGTTAAAATTTTCAAGGTAGATTCCTTATACGAGATATTAAAGAATAATACATATGAAGAGATACGTACAAAGTTGTCAACAACTTTGACAAATGTGAGAGATGGTATATTTGACATCGGAGATGTTGTTACTATAAAGAAGCCTATTAAATTTGATGGTTCATATAAGACTGTTAAAGGTGTTATTATTGGTAAACATGTAAGGTATCGAGATGAAAATCTAAAAGATTATTATACTGAATTTGATATTATCGTTCAAAGTAATATCTATAACGATGGTTATAGTTATACTATCTATAGAGAAACAGAGGAGTATTTACGATTAGAGAGTAAGGATATCGTAAATAAACTATACTTGCAAGATACATTAAAACGAATTAGTAGGATTGATGTTGAGGTGTTGGTGTAGTAGGGGTTGTTTCAGTGGATAATTCAAATTTAGGGAGTGGTCTATTAGTATCACCATATGATAGTAGGGATTATAAATTTAGGGATTTATTAAAGTTGGGTTCTGTAAATATTCCTTATGAATATCAGAGTGATGTGTTCCCTTTTGTGTATAATCAAGGAAAATCTCAGATGTGTTGTGCATGTTCCTATAGTGCTGTTAGGTATTTACAGGAGACTGATAACAGTCAATCTTCTTTAACATTACCATTATCTCCAGCATTTAATTATGGGTTACGTCCTGAGGAAGAAAACTTTGAGGGTATGTATTTACGCACATGTCTTAAAGGTGGTACTGATATAGGTTCTATTTTATATGATGACATGCCAGGTTTCTATACAACAAGAGAGGCTTTCACTAAAGTTAGCAATAGTCTTGATTTGTATAGAAATAAAGCTGATGAATTTAGAATAGATTCATACTATGTATGTAGTTCGAGAAGAGAAATACAAGTTGCTATTTTAACAGCTAAGGCAGTCATTACAGGTATACCTATTTTTGACAGTTTTTATGACGTAGGTTCTGATGGTATTATACAATATGATGCTACAAGAGATGTGGTAAATTATGGTGGTCATGCCGTTACTATCACTGGTTGGGGTTATATTAATAATAAATTCCATTGGAGGCTTTTAAATTCATGGGGCATTGAATGGGGTAATGGTGGATATGCATGGTTACCTGAGGAATACCCGTGGATTGAAAATGCATATGTTATCGTTGATACAACTACAAAAATGAAATTTAATGATTATATCAGTAAATTTTACTGTTAGGGTATGGGGGATGACATAATGAAGATTACATATAAACCATCTTTAGGTAGAATATTAGCAATTATTTTCTTGGTTTTAGCATTTATTTCTATGGTCTATTCATTAGCAGTGGACACATATTTACATTATAAGATTCACTCTGGTGATTTAGAGTTATATAATATAGAATCAAAAGTAATTGATGGTGAGATATCTGCCAATGTATTTGAGCGTATTGGTAGAATTGATGGGTATATTTTGTTATATGATACAAGGACTAATTTAGTGTATATTGGTGATGATAGGGGAAATTTAACACCATATTATGCTAATAGTAATGGTAAACTTGTAATGTATGATAAAGTTAATAATAGGTTATTATACTAATATATAGAGGTTAAGTTAAAGACTTGACCTCTATTTTTATTTGTTACTTTACAATTCTTTACATCTATGGTAATATATAAGTGTACTCTTTAGTATTGGTTTTGAGAGTATCGATATTTTAAAAGATGTGGAGGTACATCATGAAAAAAGATTTACAGAGTAGGATTGAGAGTGCTTTAAGTCTAGAAGATATTCTAGCATTAGAAAATGGATTAAGTATTGCGGAAAACGTGGTAGGGGATGAAATCTATATCTTCAGAAATGAGGTAGGGAACGGATATAGTATGATGTTCCGTACTAATAAACCTAATGAGTTGTATGTAGAGGATTTTGATGAGAGAGGCAATTTAATCAATGTTCACTACGATATGATTAATGGTGAGGAGTAAAAAATGGCTACACAAATGAATGATGAGTATACACGTGTGACAAAGGGAATGGTCTTTATCTATGATATTGATGAGGATAAAGATAAGAAACAATTTAATACAACAAGATTTAATCGTCCAGATTGTACTGAGTATGGACGTAGACCGTGGGTAGTGGTTTCTGATAATAAATCTATTGATAAGATTTGTACAATCGCTCCGATGTCAACAGGTCAATATGGTAAGGGTGATAAAATCAAAACTCATGTTGATTTAACTCTTAATGGTACTAATACGTGTATTATGTTGGAGCAGATGCGTTTTGTTAACACTCATGAACTAAAAGAGTATGTAACTATTTTAGGTAATAGTACAATGCGTTTAGTTGATGAAGCAATGGCATTTCATTTAGGGTTAAACTTGTATAGACCTAATAAGGTTGTTTCTGTGCCAGCTAGTAAGAAGGCTTATGAAGTGATTAATGAAAAAAGTTCTGTAGAGGTTAAAGAGGCGACAAAAGTAGATACAAAAAAGTCTACTGTAACAAGAGGACGTAAGACTAAATATGACAAAGACTCTTTAAAAGAAATTTTATCCGATTATAACAATATGACTGAAGATGATTTCTCAAAAAAGTATAACTGTAAAAATCATCAATCTTATTTGTATAAAGGGTACTACATCAAGAAATTATATAAAACCAACTTTAAATAAGAATTGAAAGATGATATAATAGGGACTAGGTATTCTAGTCCTTATTTTTATGTTTAGAATGAAGGTGATTGTCTTATGTGTAGTGAAGCTATAAAGACTGATATAGATTTATTACTAGAGGATTTAGGGAGTGCTGAAAATCTTAATCATGAATGTATTATTCTATATGATAACCATGTATGTAAGGTATTCAATAAGGATTATACTGTAAATGAAGATAATGTACTTCTATTTGATTCTTTATTAGATTGGAGAGAGACTGCTTTAAATACATATCAATTAAAAAGTTTGCTATCTTCTTTAGTAGGTACAGATACACAGATGTTATTTACAGCATATGATGGCTCCACTCATGGTTATGTTACAAGTTATATGACTAATAAATACAGTGACTATGGTGTTAATGTTCGAGTTATAGCTATAGGTGATAAAACTAAGAATATAATAGGTAGAGAGAATCATGAGATAGATGTAGAAGAGGGTAGGATGTATGAAGATAAGATAACTATAGATTTCAATAGAAAGATATAGTTATATTGGTATGTAATGATTACATACTAGATATTTAATAAGAACATAACAATAATACTATATAAGATAATACAATTAATAATACTAC